GGTGAGCCAAGGTAGCCGCCTCTAGGTAGAAGTCCCTTGGCTGCTCGGTTTTCCCTCGTCGCTGGCCTCTTCCTCATCCACGCCAGACGGGTCGTTCGGCTCAAATCCAAGGATCTTCAGAGCCAGCCAGACGATCTCATCTGGGGCCGCGTCCAGAACTGAATCAACATCTTTCGGGTCGCAGACGTACTTGATGATGTTGGTGGCACCCTCAAGCTCAAACGCAGAGCGCATAAGGTTTGAGGTCAAACCCTTGGTCGCCCGAAGCTCCTTGAGGGCCACGATCTTCTCGCCTGCCGTAGCCTGGACATCATCAAGGTCTTTCAGAAGCTCAATCCTGCTTGCCTCAAACTGCTGGTCAAGCAGGCTCATCAAGTCGCTGACGTTCGCTTCGGGAACGTGATAGCTCTTTCCATTCCGGTCGATTGAAATGTGGGTCAATTTGATGTCTCCTTCGTATTGTGAAGTCTACATAAAATAGACTAAACGAACGAAGTGTTGACTTGGCAAAACGAACAGCCTTTTCTTCGGTGACTGAAGGCTCGACATAGATGGTTTTGTGACCACCACCCACAATGGCAAAGCAGACACACCAATCGTCACCACTCAGCAATCGTTTTCCAGGCGTTATCAATCCCAAGTCTCGACTACTGCGTCAGCGTCCGACATGAGGAAGTTGAAGCTGACAGTTGCGTCACCATTGACGGTTGACGAAACTGAAATCTGGTCAATGATAGCACCAAAAGCCCAATGGTTTCCAGCGGATGCCGTCAGTGTAATGTCAGCAACGGTCGGGGTTGCGGCGTTCAACGCCGTGCCTACACCCGGATTTTTGCCCGTTGCGTTGCCTGTTTCCATAAAGCCGCCAGCGGAACCCTGTACATCCTGAATGCCCAAAGTACGCTGCACTCCAGCACTGCCAAAGGGGGTGATGTCGCTGACAACTCTGGAAAAAGTTGCGGACCAAGTGTTGAAAAGAGCGAAGTGGTCGGCGGTGAGGCTGCAAACACCCTCTGATCCTGTGATGACTGCCATGATTATAGTCCCGAGGTTTGAACACCATAAGCGCGTAGCTGAACACCAGCCACCAATAGATCATCGGCTCTTTCAACCGTGGTTCCTGAAAGAACGCTGTAGTGTATTTTGTCAAAGTAGGTCACGGTGGTATCCGTGAAGAAGCTGAACAGATCCACCACCATGTCCCCGATTTCGTGGATCTCCTCAACCCCATCTTCCCATTGCCCGAACACCTGAACCTGGTATCGGCAATCGTGGATCAAGGCGGGGTTGGCAGCAAAACTCAACGCCTGCGTAGCCGAGGAGGTCTTGTCAAAAACAAGATAAGGGTATTTCGCGGCGTTTGCTGCGTACTCTGCGGATATGCGACCGCCGACCAGGCCATAGATTGACGTAGCCGTCTTGTCATCGGTCAGCTTCTCGTACACGCTTTGGTCAATTGAGACTGCCATGTCACTTCACAATCGTATTGATGACAGACTCGGCTCGCTTCAGAGCCGTGAACAAATGCTTCTGGAGTACGCGCTCCCTTTTCATCTCTCTAACAGTGGGCGCAAGGTACGGTCGGTCAAGACCTTTTTTGCTTTCCAAGATCGGAGCGTACTTGAGAGCAGAGCCAAAGTTGGCTCCCTGCTGCAAGTTTGACGAAACCACGTTGCCACTGTCACGTTTTTCAACGCGCATACCTACGGTCCAAGAGAGCCTGAGCATATTAGTGTCGGCTGCTGGTGGTTGGCCTTTGCGGGAAGCACGGTGGAAGCCGCCTTTTCTTTTGTAGACCTTGCCTGTTCCATACATACTGAGCTTGTCCATCAGGCGTGCCTGCGTCTCAATCACAGTTGCATCAATTGCCTGATTTGCTGCCTGCTTGACATGCTGCATGATCTTGTCACGGGGAAAATCAAAGCTGACTTTCAAATCTATGCGCTTCGCCATCAGAGACTCACATCACTTGCTGCTGACAAAATGTGGTAGAAGTGCCTGTCACCAGCCTTGCGGTGTCCAGGCGTTCGCTTTCCGGTCACCTCGAACATGATACCGTCAATCTCCACGCGGTCGGTAGCAACAATATCTGCGCCGCCCTCAACGTACAGAGTTGCTTGCTCAACAACGACTTGCCTGTCGCCATTCCATCGCTCGTCAGATGATCTGGCGGCAACGTACATTTTCATTTGAGGCCTGGGCGTGAAGGTTTTTTTTCTAGTGCCAACCCCGTCTGTACGAAAAGTTGCGCGGTATACACGCGCATTGACACCCTTGGTTTGGATCAGGCTAATCAGGCTCACCGAATCCTCCTGAATGGTCCAAGCAAAGCCAAAACGTGTTCGGGCCATGTGGTAGGGTCTGACATCGTGTACGAGTAATCACCGATTGACTCGCTTTGTATACCACGATCCCGGTCACGGCCTTGGTACGCATCACTGCAAAGCTCGAAGGCTGCCTGAACCAGTGCGTTAGGAATCGTGCTGTACCCACCGCTGTACTGGATGAACACGCTTTCAAACTGGTTTGGGAATCTGTGGTGCAGCAACGTGCCTTCGACAGTTCGCGGGAACGCATCCGACTTGATGTGCAGCAGGCCGCGCTCGTAGTCAACGCGGTAGTCGCTTTCTGCGTCATCAGGGTATGTAATTGCAAACGTCGTGGTCATGACATCCCGACCACCAGTGCGGTGCAGCATGAAAGTCGGAGCGTCAACCTGCTTGCTTGCGGTATACCCGGTCACGGCAGAGATTGCAGTAGCCAGAGAGTCGGTTGTCGGGTAGCTGGAAAAAGCAAGATTGGTGGTTGTTGCAGTGCCATTGCTGGCAACGCGATACAACCTGACTTGGCTTTCTTCAACAGCTACAGTAGCCAAGAGGTCGGTTGACACGTTGCTCGAAACGCGAATTGCGTCTTGTGTGCCAAAGGCTACTACATCGACAGAGATGATGGGTGGGTTGTCCACCGCAAGAGTACGATCACCCCTGGCGGTGATGTACTCCTTAAAGGTACTGGCAACAAACTTCCGATCACACCATCTTTCAATCTGATCAGACACATTGTTGATCATGGTTTCGATCAGCGTGTCATCGTCTGAAGTGGTGATCCCAAGATAGGTCTTGAGGTCTGCGACGGTTGTGAGTGCGTTTGCTGCAAGTGCCATGTGTATTCCGAAAACCTCCGGGCGGGCCTAGAGGCGAGTCAAGACCCGCCCGGAGCGAAAGGGGGCTGAGAGTTAGGCAATGACGGCCTTGCCAGCAGTGGTCAGGGCAGCGTTGGTAGCCGAAGCGACTCCGCCATTGTTGGCGAGGCTCATGAAACCGTTTGCAGCGTAGACCGATGCGCCACCACTAGCGGCAGTGGTGTTCAACTTGAGGAAGCGTTCTCGCTTCCGGCAGTCAATGTGGAAAACGTAGGTGTCATTGTCATCCGTGTCCGAAAGAGCCGAGGCTGTTCCTTCAACGTCCAGGCACGCAGCGTTGCCCACGGTCAGAGCGGCGATTGCCGTGTACGTTCCACCAGAAGTGGCGCACTCAGTAATTGCACACTCAGTAAGAGCAGCCTGCATAGCACCGCAGTCAACGATGATTGTGCAGTAGTCAAAGCCCTTCGTGTCAATGGCCGAACTGTCGTAAGAAGCACCTGCGGAGGTCGAAACTGGCGCAAGCACCCGAATCGCCTTGAAAGTCTGAGCATGAATCATTGTAGTTCTCCTTTTGCTCTATTACGAGGTAGCGAGCTTGAGGGCAACCAGGGGGCCAGCTTCAGAGCTAGTACCCGGCGAATGGAAGTTGATGTCGAAGCGTTCAGTGCCTCGAACGACGATTTCATCCTGCTCAAAGGCGTTCAGAGCGGAATCAGAGAAGGAGATGGTGTTCTGGCGACGGTCACCCATTGCAGCAGCCATGCGGAGATCGCCAAACAGAATCGGGTAATTCAGCGGAGTTGCGCTGTCACCGTCAGCAGTCGAACTGGACGGCATGACCTGAACAAACTCAACCGGGTAGCCAAGGAAGCTGGAACCCTGCACACCTTCAGCACGCTCACGCGCAGACGTTCCGCCTGCTTCGTAAATCATGGACTGAAGAGTGCCAGCGTAAATGCTCTTGTGCATGTACCACTTGCAGTTAGGCGAGTCAGCGTAGTTCGGAAGAAGTGCCATGACATCAAGGATGTCAGAAAGCGCAAGTTCACCCAGCGTGTCGATGTTAGCAGCACTGTCTGCGGTCGCAACTCCGGCATTGCTTGTCACATCGTTGAGAGCGTGGATTGCACCGACGATGCCGCCATAGGTTGACGATCCGTCACCGATGAAACCACATTCGTCTTCGCGCTTGGCAAATGCGTAGGCGATTTCACCAGCCACGGAATCTCCAAGGTTGATGAGACTGTCCTCGTTCAGCTCGTTGCTGATCGTGGTCAAAACCATGAGCTTCTTGGCAACGAGGTTGACCTGCTGGAAGGTCTGAGTGGTTTCAGTACCAGCAGTAGCTTCACCAACAAAGCTGGCCGTCAGCGTTGCGGAACGCTTCGGGATGCGCTTGGTGTCAGAAGCCATCGGCTCAAGCTGCGCGTTGCGCCGGAACACGCCGTATTCCTCGCGGAGACTGATGAGCGTGTCGCTGAACTCTTCGGGGACCAGGAAGCCACCAGCAGAGTTGACGTTTTCAACGTGGGCCTTGGTGACGATGCCACGGTTGGCGCACCAGTCAACGCTCTTCTTGTGACCCATGCAAGCTGCCGCCCAGCGGCCAAACTTGTAGGCTTCGAGTTCGGGGTCTGCGGTCTGGATGCGACTGATGTGCTTGAGCGAACCCCATCGCTTCATGCCTTCGCGTTCGTTGTCAATTCTCATGTCATGTCCCTTCAGACGGACCTTGTTTTTTCCAAGCGCACCAGAAACGGCCTTGGCGACCACTTCATCCAGGTTCTTGCCACCACCACCACCACGGCCAATGTCAACCTTGCCAGTTCGCGGGTGACGGCCACTTGTGGGCTTGCGGGTGCCACCCCTGCCGGGTGCGCGTGCAGAAGGCTTGCGGCTTTCCTGCTCTTCTTCCATATCCTTGTCTTCGGCTTCTTCGTCCTCTTCTTCGAGTTCGATAGCCTTTTCTTCTTCTTCTTCTTCTTCGACAGGCTCGACGTACTCTCCGGTTTCCTTGCGTGCAATCTCGATCTCAAGCTCTTCGGGGTCAACCGGGTTGCCGTCTTCGTCGAGAACTTCCATATCCTTCAGATACAGAGCCTTTGCGCGGGGAAAACCTGAGATACCGACCTCATCGAGAATAGCCTGCAATTCCTTGCCGACTTCATTGATGCTCTTCGTCATTGTTGGTTTCCTAGAAGTTGTTGTTGTCCACACCGCTTGGCTTTTTTGTCTCGCTCATCCGCTCGGAATCAATCCATCGGCTCGGCCAGAAAGCACGCAGTCACTATCAGATGTACAGTTGTCCTCGGCTTCGAGCTATTGCCCTCGCCACTGATTTCTGTATTTCTTGCTCATGGTTCACATCAGGAGTTTCAGTCAGCATGATTCTGCGACGGCTCCTGAGCCTGATACGGTTTTTGGCTTGAGGCACGTTCACGTTCAGGAACGATTTTACCTGCGCCCTGGTGACTAGGCCCTTGCCGACAGCAGAAATCAATGCGTCTTGATTGGCTGGCAATGGAGCGATTGAAACCTCAAGCAACTTCCATTTGTTGTAGACCCGCTTGATTCCTCCCCCATACTTGCTCATGTCCCCCTTCGTCGCCATTCGAGATCCGCCGTTCTCCGGCACGAACCCCACAGACACACCCTTGATGATTCCCTGCTTGACCAGAGCCTCGACGAACTCAGGGAAGAAGTCGCCTTGGTATCCCTCTGGCCGCTGGGCAAACTTGAGGGTTCCGAGTACATCTCGCTCACCCCTCTTGATGTTGCTGACAGTGCCGATGGGGTTGGCGTAGTCATGGTTGTAGAACAGGACCGGGTTCTGCTCATACTCCTTTGAGTTCATACCCTGCGGGATGAGCATCTCCCCATCCCTGTCAACTGAATCGGTGGTCAGCTTTGCAACCACACCCTTTGGGCTGGTGTCTTCGACTGATGCCGCCAGGGTTTTTCGCTTCATGTTCTTCATGCTGTTATTCATCGGCGTTTTCTACTGTATCTGTTCAGAGTTCAACGATGGGCTTCAGCGCACATCGACAGTTTGGGTGCAACGGGGGTCCGGTGATTGGTCGGTAGTCTAGCTTCATCGTGCCTCCATCGGTTCCGAGCAAGGTGCTAGGAAATGGCAGGAACGGAATATCAGGTTCTCCGGGTTTGCTCAGTGGAACCCTGGCACGCCTGCGCTGATACAAGGCTCGACAGAACTGGCAAGGGCGAGGGGCAAGCATCCACTCGACTTCCTTCACCACGCCAGAGGCTTTCCATGATTCGATCTGACCAGAAATTAGAGAGCGCGACGATTCGGTTCTGGCGATGGTCTGTGCGCGATGCTTCAAGGCGCGATCCATGTCGCCATTCTTCTTGGCCCACTCCTGAATGCGTTTGGTCATGTCCCGGTAAGTGTCGCCGCGCTTGAGCCCCTGCGCGACAATCTTTGACAACTCTGTTTTTGATGCGTGGTTGCCAATTGCTGAAAACTGCTGGACTTGTCGATCAACCGTGCGCTCAATGTCGGGCAACGTGATCTCTGGCCTGACATCTGGGCCAAGTTCAGCAACACCCATTTTGATGCCGCTCTCAACTTGTATTTGCAGGAACTCCCTCAGTTCTTTGGGTGCAAAACCAGCAGCTTCAGTCATGTTGGTCAGTAGGGCTGAACCAAGAGCCTGTGCAGATGCGTGTTCCCGCGCAAAAGTATCGTTCACAGATTGCATGACTCTGCCACGCAACCAAATGAACAGCAAACGCTCGTAGCCTACAAACTGACTGCCCGACAAAAAGCCTAGCGGGTCAAGTTCGCCATACGCCTTGTGATGCACCTCTGATATATCTACATCAGAGTGATTGACCACAAGCCCCTTTGTGTGCAGGTTGCACCCGCAACCGCTCATCCGCCGCCACCGCCTGGCTGATTACCACTACCGCCAACAATTCCTCCGCCACCTGCGTCTGCCGTCAAGCCTACTGCACCACCTCCTGGCTTCGTGCCAGGATTTTTTTGCGCATAAATGGCACGCCGCACTCGATCAACAATTGCAAACTGTGTACCCAAGACCTGACTGAGCAATCCTGCAATCTCAATGCCCTCCTTCTCATCAAACTCAGGCTTTTTTTCGTCAAGCACTGCGTCAGTAATCAGATCAACCTCTTTTTGATGCTCCAGATTGCGTAAGGGATTTCCGCCATTTCGTATGTCGTTGGCAATGTCAATGTCTGCGTTGTCTACGTCGCCGTCGCCGTCTAAGTCATACGCTGGGTCGTATGGAAGATCACCGTCTCGGATGAGTCGCATGTGGTCCCTGTAGTCGCGCCATTCCTGATTGCTGATAATTCCGTCTCCGTTTGTATCCATCTGGTCACGGACATTTTGGTTTGGGTCGCTTTCCTCTTCCTGTTCGCCTTCATCTGGAATGTCGTACACACCGCCGTACTCACCGAAAAGCTCAATCCATGTTTTTGCGTCCCCCGACTCCACCGCAATCAACAGGTCTTCGAGTGTCACATACCCATCGCCGTTGAGGTCGAGTTGATTGCGCAATCGCTGTCGCATAGACAACCCCACGCGCAGCACATCTTCCTCTTCTTCTTCTTCAGTAGCCAGAGCCTTTGCAATTGCACGGCGGCCAATCACGCTTTGAGCAATAATGGCATCCTCGACATCTGGGTCATACAGGCCAGCAGACTTGGTGATTGAAATAGCGGCAGACGCAGTGAGCTTGCCCTCGGCAACCTTTTGCATCAAGTCAGTCAGGCTATCCAAGGATTTGCTGGATTCCTCTGTGGGCTTATCGTCTTCAATGTACAGGCCAAGCGCATCAAGGATTTGGTCGGTCAGGACATCAGGGTCTACGTCTGACACCGGACCCAGGTTGAAGTGTTCAAGATTGCTCATCGTTGTCCTCTGTGGTCAGTGTGATCTTTTTGGAGTTCTTGTTGCTGCGACTGACTGCCTCTTCTACAAGCTGCCGAACCCGCGCCATTTCTTCTTTGTCTGGTGCCTCGCCTGACATCGCCTCTTGCGCCCTTGCATACGAGTCAAGGTACTCATCAATGTCATCTTTGGTTTCTGGCAATGCTACTTGAGCCATCACGGACCCTCCAGCAGATCGTAGAGTTCGCGGACATCATCTAGCTCATCCCACAGATCCGGCTGCAAAACCTTGATTGCAAAAGCCTCGGCAACAAACTCCTTGAAGTTAGTCATGCCATAACGTCCAACTTTTGCTTGGGTAGACTTGTACTTTTTTACCAACTCAAACTTTGAAGGTGTTTGATGTCTACCTACCAACAGGTTTTGCTTCCTTGCCGCCTCCGCTTTTTGTTTTTCCATAAGACGGTGAAAGTTCATGCTTCTTTGCCTGTTGCCTGCTGCTGTAATGTCAGGGCTAGATTTGCTTTTATAGTCAGCGTACTTGTTCATCAGCTTTCTGTGGTGCAGGTGGTGGGCTATCTCATGCACTGCGTTGCCAACTGGGCCATACTTTTCCGAGCCAACAGCCCACCCCTCGAATGAAGTAGCGTACCCGTCAGCCGAGTCAAGCGTGATTTGGCCTGTAGATGATTTGTAGAATCCAAACACTCCACCTCTTACACCCTTTGCCGCTGAAGTCTGCAATCCGTTCCAATCTTTTGCGCTTTCGTTCGTGACAGTGAAAACCAGGTCACTGTAGTCAGGCAACTTTTGTCCTGACTTTCTGAACGCTTCACCAATGCGCTTTTGGGCTTCAGGGATTGCCGCGCTTGTGGCAAGGCTTTCGGCCAACTTGCGCTTGACCTTTTCAACAGTCTCTTCGCTGTTTGACTTGAAAAGCTCTTTCTTGGCGTACTCATACATTGCCGTCGCTGTTTGGTCCAGGACTTGTGTCCCATTTTCAGCAAGGTGCAAGTTTGCACCCTGTATGACTTCTTGCAGCTTGCGTCCTACTTCTTCTGCCTGCTTTTTTCTGATTTCAAAGTGTTCCTCGTCATCGATGAAACCATCTTCCATCAGCTCAGGGTAATTCGCGTACATGGCTTCAACTGCATCATCAGCTACGTCGTAGCTCTTCAGATACAAAGCCTTGGCATCGTCTGTGAACACAACGTAGTCTGGGTCATCTGGGTGCAGCTTGCCCATCGACGCAAGTGACTCTGTGTGATCTTCAAACCTCTTGACGTTTTCCGGACTGTCATCGACTGCACCGAACGGCTCGTCCACTTCTTTGATGCCAATGTCCTTGAGGTGGTCCGCCCTGCGCTTGGCTTCTTTGTCGTTGTTTGCTTGCCTTTTCTCGCGCTGGCTTTCTACCGCTTGTTGATGTTCAGTCTTTGGCGTTTCTTTTTCAGCAGTACCCGCGCCGCCTCTTCCCTCTGCACAACTGTTGCCAGTAGTAAAGCCGCCACCTGGTCCGCCATGTGCGCCGCAGTCAGATGCCTTGACTGTGACGCGGTAGGACTTGGTGGTGCTAGATTTGCTTTCTTTGTCATCATGCACTGCAACAACAGAATCTTGTGGTATATCTCTTGTTCTTGCGGCCACATGCAAACGTGATGTTTCTTTGCCCCGAAAAGCATCGTCAATTCTTACAAGCGCAGGGTCAATGTTTAACTCAACAATAGTGCCGTCACCGTATCCCTCGGTGTCTCTTTTGTCTGTTGCGAAAAATGCCTCTCGTGTCGATTCCTTGGAAAGGAATCTGCCTGTCTCTTGTATTCTCCGTGCGTTTTCTTTTGTTGTTCCGTGGTACAGGGTGATCGTGCCGTCTGGGTTTGTTTTCACAGGGTTGTCGTTCATGTCAACCAAAGGCATACCATCGCGGTCTTCTGGTGTTTTTGTTGATCCACCACCGCCGCGCCCAGCAGCGCAATCGTTTCCAGGGCCAAACGTACCATCAGACTCCTGTCCGCAGTCGCCTGCCTTTAGAGTGACGCGGTAGGACTTGTTGATGTTGTCGGAGTCGCGGCTGAAGTCGCCCGTGTTGCCTGTTGGCGATTTGATCTGGTTGGGATCAAACACAACGATTTCGTCAACATCAGGCGGCATGTTGTTTGAGCCGCGTGAGATCACGCCGTCGTAGCCTAGCTCTCGCAGTATCTGCCCAAACTCTTCAGTCGGCTCTGTGTAGAGGTACTCAAAATCAGTGTAGTCCTCGCCTGGTCCCCAGTCTTCACTTTGCTCCTGAACAATCCTTTGACCAGTTGGCGTGGCCCTGATCTTGTCTTCAGGAATGTAGTCGCCACGGTACGGGTTTTCGATGCGGACATAGGCTGGCACTACCTTGTCGCCAAACTCACTGGCGACTTCTTCACTTGATGTGAGGTACGCGCCTCTGCCCCAGCCTTCAGCAAGAATGTCAGTTCGGAACTCTTCAAACTCTGAGTCTGTGCCATGATAGACAACCAACGGGTTGCCGTTTTCATCAACCACTTTGGACTGACCAAACCACTCTTTGAACTCAGGGGTTTGTTGTTGTTCTTTCTGCTTTTCTTCGTCCTTGCCCGGTGCGCCCTTCGGCTTGTCATCCCCACCACCGCCGCGACCCGCAGCACAATCGTTGCCAGGACCGAAGGTGCCATCATCAATCTGGCCGCAATCGCCGACCTTGACTGTAACGCGGTAGGACTTCATGTAGTTTGATTCATCAGGGTCAAAGTCGCCACTGTTTGCAATGGATGACTTGATGAGCTTGTTGTCCCAAACTGCAAGCGTTTCGTGTTCGCCGCCTATATCTTCAGTCAGCCACAGGCCGTCGTACCCATTTTTTGTCAGCCACTTTGTGACTTCTTTGTTTTCGTAAACAACCCAATTGCCTTCTTTGTGATACCCCTGCTCAACAGCTTTGCCCATCCCGCGCAGGTCACTTAGAAAACCTTCAATTTTGGGATAGTCCCTTGGCGGGTAGAAAGGATTTTGAGAAGCGACATAGACAGGAATGATCCTCGACTCAATCCTAGACTCTGCACTATGAACTGATTCGTATCCAGTCTCTTTTTTTAGTCTCTGACGAGCAGATGACATAGCCGCGTCGTACTTTTCAAAAGCCACCTTTTGTTCTTCGTCAGTTTTAGCGTTGGCGATATCTTCGTGAGTGATGCCCTGTTTGGACATTTCTTCTTTCTTGATGTCTCGCTCTAACTCTTTGATTTTTTGAACTTGCTCTTTGCCTTCTGGTGAAGGATCTCTATGGCCTCCAGTACCCTCAACCCATTTCCCCGCAAACTCAGGGTTAGTTGTGAAAAACATCATTTGGTCTGGATAGCGAGGTGATCCAAACTCATCAAACTCGCCAGCCTTGGTGCCGTGATAGAACTGGACAACCTCACCATCTTGGTGCTGCGGGCCTTCGCCGTAGTATTCTTTGAATGCTTCAGTGTCGGTCTGTGGGTTGTGCTTCAGCTTTTCAGGGCTGTCACTACGCAAAGCCTTTGGCCCCTTGCTTTGCGTGTTTTCGTTTGACGAACCACCACCACGGCCAGCCGCACAGTCGTTGCCAGGCTTGAAGCCACCAGCACCAGTGCCGCAGTTCTCGGACTTGACAAGCACCTCGTATGAGTTTGGGCCTATGTTGACCTTCGTCATGCTTACCTCGCGCTGATCGTCTCGAAGGTTTCGAGGTTGAAGATAGCTTCCTGG